CTGCTCCCATTAATAACGCATTATTAAACATTTTTAACTATATTCCTTAGATAAGACAGATTGGACTGCTGTTGAAGTTCTTACAATATAATCTAATCTATCAACTGCTGCTGCACTTGTCGAGAGGGTAGGAGCCGTTCCTGCCGGAAACTCCCAACTTGTACCATAACTTAATGTTCTTGAACCTGTTCCATCTTGAATTATAAATATACTTCCAACCTGACCAGTTACACAGTTTGTGGGATTATCCAGTGTTCTATTACCTGCTAGTGTAAGACTAAAGTTCTGTCCATTTGCAAATCCAATTGAAACGCTAACAGCGTCTGTTAAACTTACTACATCAGCAATAGCATTCTTTGCTATATGAATCTGACCTAATGGTGTAGCAACACCAATACCTTCAGCTACATGTACATAAAGACTTCCACCTATACTCACATCCGCAGATATCTGTGCTGACGTTAATACCGCAAAACCTCCTGATACATTAGTAGCTTTTGTTGCAGAAACTCCAGTTAGATTAGCACCTCCTCCATAAAATTGAGTTGCAGTTACATTACCTGTAACTGTCATAGATGAAACAGAAACATGATCATTAAAGGTTGCAGAGGTTCCAACAAGAGAACCACCGATACTTGTAATACCTGTTACAGCTAAAGTACTTGCTGATACGTGATTATCAAATGTAGCCGAAGTACCTACAAGAGAACCACCGATACTTGTAATACCTGTTACAGCTAAAGTACTTGCTGATACGTGATTATCAAATGTAGCCGAAGTACCTACAAGAGATCCACCGATACTTGTAATACCTGTTACAGCTAACGTACTTGAAGATACATGATTATTAAATGTAGCGGATGTTCCGACAAGAGATCCACCGATACTTGTTATACCAGTGACTGCTAACGCACTAACAGATACTTTATCAGCAAAGGTTGCAGAGGTTCCGACAAGCGAACCACCGATACTTGTTATACCACCTACCGTTAAAGTTCCAGATATACTTACATTTTCAAAGCTAGGACTAGCACTTGTATGAATTGTTTGAGAGGCAGGAAGAGTTACAAATACATCTTTAGTACCTGCACTGAAGTTAACAGCTGATCCTGTGCTTGAAGAAAGGAGAGTTGTTCTGGTAAGATTATTACTTGCTGAACCGTATGTACCAATTCCTACTTCCCATTCATCTAAAGACTGATGAACAATGGCATAGTAAGTAGTATTAGTATTTCCAATGGCACTACTGAAATCTTGAAAACCTCCAGCTTCTCCATCTAATGATACAGCACCTGTTCCTGTTGTAGTAGTTGTTTCTTTAACCCGATCTTTTAGAACGAAAGCCATGTGATATTACTGCCTTTCTTTTAATTTAATTTAATCGGATAACAGCACTAGCCGATGTTGCAGCTGGAACGACAAGTTTAAATTCGCCATTAGTTGCTGATTTCTCTCCACCAAAGTCATATACTGCAATAACACTTTTACTACTATGGCTGTCATTATAAATAACACAACCATTAGCTGAGAAAGTGGCACTAGACCAACTAACATCTGCAAAATCTACAACACCTGAAGAATCTACAGTACTTACTGAAACAGTCGCAAGAGTTGCACCTCCTGTTGTATATCCGTTACCGTTTGCTAATTGACTTGTAACTGAAGCATAAGTATTAGGTCCACCTGCTGAAACATTCTGCGAAGATGAAACTAATATAACTTTTAGTGTATTACTTTGAAGATTATGCTCTGCTAACATAACCTCCGATTTAAATTGATTATTCACACCTGTCGTGATTGCCATTTTCTTTTCGTCCTTTTATCTTTACGTAGTTCCTGATACAAATTGAGGAAAATAATTTAGAATAGCAGTTGACTGTGCTGGAGTCCAAGTACTACTGACATACTCTAAAATCTTCTCTGGTCGAGCATCTTTCAAAACAAGTGGTGCGCGAATACGTGGTGACTTGTTTTGAGGATGATTTTTTAAATTGTAATTACCATCACCTTCATTAGGACCAACAACGAATCCTGTTGATTCTTTTATACGTTGTTCATATGGAAATCTAAATCCACTTCTATCACTTATAAAGTAAGCTCTTACCATCTTATTCTACTACCTAAACGAACCTTATAGAAGGCTTAATAAGCATTGCTGCCCGTTCTCTATCTTCTGCCATTGCATTAGAAAGCAAAGTTTCATACTCAATCTTTAACGCTGCTACTCTTGTAGCTGGAATGCCCATCCTTTTAAATCCAAGATAATAAGCAAGTCCCATTGTAAGACAGGGTAAATACCTATAAGGAACATCTGGTGTATCTGTTGAATTTTCAAAATCAAAAAATCTTCTAATACTGTGCATACGAACCGTATCTGTACTATTTTCAGGATTAGGCCATACTATGAAACTAAGGTTATCTCTTCCCTTCATAGTAGAATATTGAAGACATCTTGCTTGTGTCGTTTTATCTGGAATTTTTAGATATTCTTCAGCTGTTACACGATTCATCTGAATATCATTTGTACCTCTACGTGATACAGCTTCTGTAACTGCAACGGTTGTGCTTGGAAGTGTGTATGTAGAAGTTCCTTGAACTAAGCTTAAATCAGTAAACTCTGTAGTCCATAAAAGAATACCACGATTTTGCCAATCACTTAATAAAAGATTTAAAGATCGTCTAGCTGTTATACCATCATTACCAACAAAAGGAGGTCCACCTAAATGTTCATAAGCTTCTGATATAATTTCATCAATATCTAAATTAAAATCTTGGCTTGTTGAAACTGTCATATTAAAGCCTATTTTTTAAGTATTTTTTTAACTATCCCATTTATATAATTAATTGCTTTTGTGATAAGATTTACAGGACAGAGAATACAACCACACTCAAGTTCAATCTTTTTCATTTCTTATCCTAACAAGAATGTAGCAAATGCACCACTTGGAAGAGTAACATGCATTTTATCTTTTACACGTATTCCTAAATCTGGAACATAAACATCTGAAGCACTGCTTACACCAAGATACTGTTTATAAACAATTGTTCCAGTAGCAGTATCATTCCGTACTACCATGTCTCCTTTAGTTGCTGCTGTTCCCCAACTAACACCTCTAATACGAGTAGGATAGTCTGTAGCAGTCACTGTAGCAGATACAAAGACTGCATTAATAGCTGTAGTCATTTCATTAATTCCCTTACTTGTGAATTATCTACTCTCTATAATAAAAGAGGGATGCCGTTTTAACAAGCATCCCCCCTTTAATATTAACCAACTTAGCGATTAACCAGCGTTGCCGTAAAAACCACGCCAATCTGACCAACCAAAGCTATAACGCTCACGAGCTTTAAAGCGAAGGTTACCAGTATCGAAGTCTGGTTCCATTTTGGTTCCAAGAGGTGCGCGAACGAACATCTTAGTACCATTAGGCACATCTGATTTAACAAACCAAGCACCAGCTGCGGTAAATCTGTGATTAACAAAGTCACCTTGTGGTACAACACCCATGCTACGAACAGCATTAATGTCGTTTGTGTTTGTAACACCAGCAACGTTACCAGCGACACCTGCTAGATTGTTACCGTATACAACAGTTGTGGTTGCAAGTGTAGACTTTAAGATCTTTTGTGCTACAAACTGATTATCTGGGGCAATATGCAATGAAACAGGCATAGCTCCAATCAGAATATCACGATCATCTTTTGCCTTTTGAATCTGTATAACAGCAGTTTCAAGAGAAGACTCAGATAGATCAGCAGCAGTCAAAAGATTACTTTGAACACCAGCTTGTACTGGATGAGCAGCAGAGAATAATACAACTCCGTCACCACCTAGTCCACTGGTAAAGCCATTGTTAAAGATAGCAGCTGCTTTAGTTTGCTTTGTAGCAGCCATTGAACGTGCAAGAGACTTTGCTCTAATTTTAGCAAAGGTATCATACAAGTTGTCTTCCATAGCCTCTTCCGTAACAGCAAATGCTAACGCAATCGTTTGATGCGTATAGCGAGATGCCCAACTTTCGCTGGCACTTTCATAAGATACGGCAGAACCTTCTGCTTTAACTGGTGCTTCACCAAAAGCAGTCATTAAGACTTCTTCTTCGAAAGCACGATCAGAATTCTCTATCTCAAAAAGAGGTTTTTGCTCTTCATCAATGGAACCATACTCAAGTCCAAAGATTGCATTTAAGCCCGGAAGAAGCTGTTTGCCAATACTGGCGCGATTTATAGCCATTTAATCAGTCCTCCCTTTAATTAGCTATTGAAGCAGCATAATCAAGATGATTAGAAATGCGAACTAATACGCGAGTATTAGCCTGATCCCAATCATTGCCCGGAACTTCCCACAAACCTACAATACGTAGTGGATTTGCAAGAGAAGTACGAGAGCTTACTTGAACTGCCCAAGCGGATTGCCCTGTATAGGTATTACCAGCAGAAATCTCAACAAAAAAGTTTTGACTTTCAAGATCACCGATAGTTACAGTAGCGTTACATTGCATCTGATAAATTCCATCAGGATCATCCATAACATGAGCATACGCTTTACCGTCTACTGAAGATGTCCCTGAAGGCCAGTAATTTAACCAAGTTGGTTGTTTAGATGTAGGGTCTACAAACTGTGCGCCCTGAAATACACCTATAGGCCGATCCGCTGTAACTGATACAGGTTGGATATATCCAGCACTAACCTTAACAAGATCACCACGATAGATGGTATCCGCATAAGTATTTGCAATTTGATACTTATTGGTTCCCATCGTATTGTAAGAACTGCCTCGTTTACGTACTGGAACAGCCCCATTATATGCTTTTGCTAAAGCCATAATAGTAGTTCCTTTTCAGAAAAAAGTTAAAAATTAAGCGTCAAACTTAGCTTGTTTTCCTGTTGACACTCGCTGTTTACTTGAATCATAAATAGGCATTCTACGATCAGGGTGATCACTATGGAGTCTACTAGAAATTGCATCTTCCATCTGCTGTGTGCGCTTCATATTCTGCGCTTGTATAGCTTCGTGGTATTCTATTCGTTGTTTAGCGAGGGCTACGTCACCTCGTAATATACAACCACTTAGACTTCCTTCTTCTTTTACTTTAAATCCAGAAGATAATTCAGGACAGTCTTTAGCTAAAACAAAAGTCCAACCTTCACGTTCTTTCTTTCCAATGTTCTGATGATCTTCTTGACCATCTAACATTATCCGTATCCAACGTAAAACAAATCCTTCATTAAGAAACGTATTCTTAACACTTTCTGGGATTTGTAACCAATCGTTATCTTCAATTGCTGACATGATAGCTTCGTGAGATAAATTTTCCCGTTCTTCCATCATTCGTGAAATATTTCGATCAGTTGTGGTTTCAGACTTTGAGTCTTCACCTGTTTCACTTTTTACCGTATTTACTTCTTCAACCATTTACTTTCTCCGCATATATGTATGTGTATTTAAACGACAGTCGTATAATCGCCATCAGACTTTTCTGCTTTCGCTTTCTCAGCTGCGTATCTATCAAGTGGAATACTCCATTTTTTAGCTAAACGTACATCTTCTTGCGTAAGTTTAACTTTATTTCTAGAGGCAGGAGAATGCGACCTTCCTGCTACCACTTGTTTAGGCTTTTTCGGAGTAGCCTCTTCCGCTTTGTCACCAAACTTAGTTGGTAATTCTTCTTTAAGACGGGCGTTTACTTTATCATAAAAAGCAGGATCACTAGGATCTTCGCCATTCTCTTTTAATTCTGCGTCAATTGATAAAGCAACAGCTGTAGCTGTACGATCTTTACCAAACCAATCATTTGTTTCAGCCCAATCTTTTGCAAGAGGATCAATCTTAGGAGGAGAAGCTGATTGTTGTCTTTCTCTTTGCTCCTGATCTGCTTCATATTGGGTTTTCTGTTGTTCGATCCATTGTTTCTTTTGGTCGATCAACCTTAATTCTGTTTTAGCTTCCGCTAACTCTTCTTGTGCATTTAATACAGCATCTTTATTTCCTGTATCATAAGCTTCTTTAAACTTAGTTCTTGCGTTCTCAAGTTTAGAATTTATTTCCCCTTCTTTAGCGTCAGCTAACGCACCGTCATAATCATAACGTATCTTTCCAACTTCAGACATCTGCGTTCGTAAAGAATCTAATTCACTTTTTGTTTTTAATAATTCTTCGTCACGATCTTTACGTTGTTTTATTAATTGACGAATTCTTTTTTCAGCACCTTTAGTTTCGATTCCATCTAACTCAGGTTCTTTATCGTCTGGGGATTGTTCTTGTTCAATCTCTACTTCAGGTTCTATATCAACTTCAATAGTTTCTTCAGTTTCGACTTCTGTATCTTCAGGAGTCTGATTTAAATCAATCTTACCCCATTCATTTTCGTCAATCATTTATTTTCCTTCGCAGTTGCGATTCTACGTTTACGCTACTAATGAGAACATTGGATCTATATCAGCAGGATCATCAATGCTCATAATAACTTGGTCATCATAAACAAGTAAATATCTAATTCCCTGATATATAAACTTCTGTCCTGTATGTTTACCATAACACACAAAATCTCCTTCTGAACACCACGGTCCTGAAGGAAACTTTACTTTATCTTTATACGCTAAAGAACCAACCTTCACAACCCTGCCAACCGTTGTGAGATATTTAATATCATCTCTAAACTTATCTGGCATGATTATTCCACCCTTTGTTTCTTTTCGTATAGATAAAGGACGAATAAGGACATGATAGCCGGGAACGTTAGGAAGGGTCTCAGGATCAGGCATTTCGTTGTCTGTGATCCATTCATCATTCTGTGTAGATTTTGACATATTGGGCTGAAGAACCATTTATAATTTACTCCGTGTCTTCTTCAAGATTTTCCATAATAGTATTATGGTAATCGTTTACCACATGTATGGATCTTGTCAACCCCTCTATCATTCCAGTTAGATGTTTATATTGATTAAAATCTTCACACATACCTGTAGAAATCTGGTTTGAAAGCTGTTCTATCTGTTCATTTAGTAAAGTTTTTATTTCTTCAATATCTGTAAACAACTAATAACACCTTACGTTTTTTTCACGGGTATATATGTTTTCTGGTATTTGACTTTAAGGTACTTACATAGACCTTCCCAATATTCATCCCAATCGTCAAACTCTTTTTGTACAGGTTTAATGACTGTATGATCTATGTTCTTTTCGTTAATTAACTTATTACCTTTAGTATGTCAATGATCCCTACACCTATTGCCGTATAACTTATCATTGTAAAAAGTGCTATCATGTCTTTCTCATCTTTTTAAAAGTCTTTGCTAAATTAGCTTGTTTACGTGTTAAAGGGTTTTTACTGTTAGAAGCTTTTTTAAGCTGTGCTGCTGTAATCTTCTTTCCTTTTTTAACACCAAGTTTTTTACGTAAAGCTCCCGGTCTTTTTACTGCACCTTTAATCCAATCTTTAGATTTAGATTTAGGTTTAGATTTACCACGACTCATTTTCTGTTAACTCCTTTTTTTTAGGTTGAAGGATGCTTTCCATTGTGCATTCGTTCAACTGATGTAACTCTTACCTTAACATCTTCAATCTCAGTTATCAAGCGTCCTAATTCTCTGTTACGTCTTTCTAAATTATCAGGACTTAATATATGAGCTAATACTTTTATTTGAGATGATTTAACCGCATCCCCTGCTTCTACCTTATCTAGTTTATTATATATCTCCTGAATATTTTGTTTCATCTCGTCACGGCTTTTTAACAGGTTCTTTACTTGTGTCCTTACCAACATCCATGCCCCTGATAAAGAGGCAAGAACCGCAGCAAGTTGGATCAGCATACGAGCGTCTAGGGCAATCGGTTCCATTTAATTTGCTCACCTTTAAATTCTTTATTCTTTGGTTTTTCTGGATCTTTTGATTTTTCTGGATCTTCTATCGTACACCTTGAAACAGCAGATATAAGAGGAAATTTAACAGAAGAAGCTTTAATTATGTTCGCTCCTCTTAAATAGCATTCCTCTATTGAAACATAAGGACCAAGTTCATCCTGTAACACAGTAGGACAAGGGTGAGTAAAAATACAAAGAATGACAATTGAATAAAACATTATGCGAGATTAAACAAGTTCCCTTCTGATGCCCTTCGTCTTACAAGTCCTTTAAGAGGCTTACCGTTTTGGTTGACCCATCCATT